AATTAAAAGCAGAATTAGATACATTAAAAAATAAATAATATGGCATTCACTTGGGTAATATCTCAATTAGACTCTATCCCTTCCCTTGACGGGATGGACAAAGTAATTAGCGTAATTCATTACAGAGCACAGAAGCAATACGAAGAAGATGTGATTCACTTCACGGCTGACACCTACGGAGCTTTAGCAGTCGATGCACCACACGAAGCGAGCTTCACTCCTTACGATGAAGTCACGAAAGAAATGGTCGAAGGCTGGTTAGCTGATTCATTGGATACGGAAACAATCGAGGCGAACTTAGATGCACAAATAGAAAACTTTTTGAATCCTCCCCTGGTGGCTTATGCATTGCCTTGGTCGGATCCTGCAAAAATCTAGGACTTTTGCTATCTATTTATAGATTAATAAATTAAACAAACCAAACGATGAAATTAGATTTCAATTTTGACCTATTAGGGTTAGATCAGCAACCTATCGAGGGGGCAAATGCAGGTAAATTATTAGCTAATGCTTTAGCTCAGGGATCAAAAGGCGATGCCTTAAAGTTCTGGGATTGGGCGGTAAGCTTAAACAAGGGAGAAGTTCTTGACTTAGACTCGTCTGACCAAGAAACAATCAAAAACTTTATTAAGGATTCTGAAGGTTTCACTATCCTAGCAAAAGCGCAATTATTACAAGTTTTGAAAAAAGACTAATTAATGGAGATTAATGACATTCTTGGGCAATCTGTGACGGGTGCAATAGCAGCCTTCATTGGATGGCTGGTAGGTAGACGAAAAGAGCAGGCTGAGATCACAACGACTGAGCTTGATCAAACTACCAAAGCGATTGAAATCTGGAGACAGATGGCTCAAGAAATGTCTGATAAGGTAAAGGAACTAAGCGACAAGATCGACATCCTTACCGAGGAGGTTCACTCACTGAAATCCGAGAATTCAAATCTGAAAACCAAACTAGGCATAATTGATGAAAGTAACGAAAGCAAGCCAAAAAGGACTCGAGTTAATAAAAAGATTTGAGGGGCTTAAATTAAAGCCATACAACTGTCCGGCTTCGATTCCAACAATCGGCTACGGAAATACTTATTATCCTTCAGGAGCCAAAGTCAAACTAACCGATCCGGCAATCACTAAAGAGAAAGCGGAGGAGCTTCTTAAATTCCTTCTTACATCCTATGAGAAAGGCGTCGATTCTTTCTGCCGGGATGACATTAATCAAAATCAATTCGATGCGCTTACATCCTTCGCCTATAACGTAGGTGTGGGGAACTTGCAAAAGTCTACCTTGATCAAAAAAGTAAACAAAAACCCGAATGATCCTTCGATCAGGGCTGAGTTTATGAAGTGGAATAAGGGAGGCGGAAAGGTTTTACTTGGACTAACCAGGAGACGCCAGGCGGAGGCTGATCTATACTTCTCATAATCATGCAAAAATTTATCATTTTTTTGGCTTGTGTTGCGTTTGTTTCTTGCAAGCGGACAAAGACTCTAACTGAGTATAAAGAAACGCTTAGAATCGACACAATAAAGTCGGAGAAAATTATCGAGAAGTTCAGAGCTGTGCATGACACTTTAGTAATCACGAATCCTTGCGACTCTTCTGGCTTACTATCGACGTTCTATTCACGCCTGGTCCTTCCTAATGGATCAGTGACAATCAAGTCAGACAAGGGGCAAATTAGAGCCACAATCGATATTGATTCTATACGCCAGGAAATCGAGAACATTTATCGAAACTCTCAGAATAAAACAATCGAATACAGAGACAGAGAAATCATTAAATACCGGGTTCCTACTTGGGTGGTAATGTTGCTATTCGGTCAGGCGATTATGTTAGTGGCATGGCTATACGTTAAATTTGGGCTTCGTGTATAAAATAGATATAGAACCGATCGAAAATCCTAGAAATCCTACCACGGAAACGCTTGATAAAATGATCGAAGTCATGGAGTCAATAGAGCATATTGATGACGCTGGCTTCGTTCTTCGAATGAAGCTATTAAATAACATTGAGTTCCTTGTGGACCAGCTAATGGAAGAATATGAGCAAAGAAAACGCTAAGGCGGAGGCAATTAAAAAGCATTTCTACTCGACTAATATGACTCGAGCAGATTTCGAAAGGGAAAACTGGGAGAATTACGGATATGCAGATTTATCTTCCTTTCATCGGCAGATGACTAGATATGGGATCTCTGTGAAGGATCGATCAGAATATTTTAAGAAGACCAGACCAAGCGCGAAGATCGAATCATTTAACTTAGACGAAGTGGATAGCTTTGGAATAGAGCCAGGCATCGGCAAGGAATACACCAGTGCGCGCCTTCCTGAGCACTTAAAAAAGATCGGAATACTATCTGACATCCACGTTCCTTTTCATTCCTTAGAAGCGCTTACCTGCGCTATTAAATATCTAAGAGAGCAAGAGATCGACTGCCTTTATTTGAACGGAGATACATTCGATTTCTATTCTATCTCTAGGCATGAGAAGGAGAAGGACCTTAGAGACTTTCCGCGTGAAATAGAGATGGCTAGAAACTTCCTTCAGAAGCTCCGAGATATATTCCCCACGATACCGATCTACTTTAAGGCAGGGAATCATGAGAACAGACATCAAAGATATTTAAATCAACAAGCAGAAGAATTTGCACAGCTCCAAGAATTGCAATTTGAACAATTTTTTAGATTGGATGTATTAGATATTAAATATGTACCTGACTGGCAAGGGATGTTTATGGGAGATTTACTTGTGATCCATGGGCATGAAGGTTTTGGTGTAGGTGGAATCAATCCAAGTCAGTCCCTATTTAATAAGATGTACTGCAATACTTTGATGGGGCACGTTCACAGACAGACCACAACTACAAAGAAAACCGGATTTGGTCAGGTTATACAAACGCATTCTACTGGATGTTTGACTTCATTAGCTCCTAAGTACATGCCGTTCAATCAACATTCACAAGGGTTTGCTTTAGTAACTATTGATGAAGGAAAAACAAATGTTAAATTACTTGCTATAAAAGACGGAAAAATTGTGTAGATTTGTAAGGTAAATTAATTGTTTTCATAGTGTTTTGTAGGTTTAGATGATTAATGAAAAGCCCCGGGATAATGTCTCTGGGCTTTTTTGTTACCGTTAGATAAATAATTCACTAAATAATAAAAATAAATTTAAAATAATTTTTTAATACAGAATCTTTGTGTACCTTTGACATATCGAAAGCAACGAAGCTAAGATAAAATCATCTAAACAAATGGAAAATTTAGCAATCTCAATGGCAAACAAATTTATTAAAGGTTCAAACTTTACAAGTTTGGTTGCATCAAACAAAAAACAAGAATTAATTTTAATCGCAAATTTTTGGAATGGTGTAGGTATTTATGGAACTGCATCATCATTAAATGGAACATCTAAAAGTTTTTATGTTTCATTTAAAAATAATAATCAAATTTTTAAATTATCATAAAATAAATACACCGAGCCAGGCGGATTCCTGGCAACTTTTAAACATCTATCCAAATGAGAGAATCACTTAAAAATCTAACGCGTAGCGAAGTAGCTGAGGCCACTGTATGGACTTTAGTTATCATCGGAATTTTATCAATTATCACAATCATTTCAAACCTTTAATTTTTTTTATCATGTCTACCAAAACACAAATTATTGCCTCTTCGACTGGAGGCTCAAACTACGAGCCGATCCAGGCAGGTACTTACGTTGCACGTTGCTATTCCATGATTCACTTGGGAACAGTAAAGGAGTCCTACATGGGCGAAGAAAAATTCGTTAATAAGGTGCGCCTTACCTTCGAGCTTCCAACTGAACTAAAAGTATTCAAGGAGGAGAACGGAGAACAGCCTCAAGTAATTTCGAAAGAGTTTACTTTGTCACTAGGTGAGAAGTCAAACCTTCGCGCTTTCTTAAACTCCTGGAGAGGCAAGGCACTAACAGAAGAGGAATGCAAGGCGTTCGATATTACGGTCCTAGCTGGCAAGGCTTGCACCTTGTCGATTATTCACAAGACGTCCAAGGTAAGCGGTAAGGTTTACGCTGAGATTGGCTCCATTGGTGGCGTCATGAAAGGTATGGAGGTGCCTGCTTTGATGAATCCGCAAATGGTTTTTTCGGTGAGCAACTTTGACCAGGTGGCTTTTGATTCCTTCCCTGATTTTATCAAGGAGAAGATTGAATCCTCGAATGAATACAAAGCGTTAAAGCAAAACACCAAGCCAATAGCTCCAGCAGTAGAGGAGCCAATTATGGAAGTGGAGGAGGACGATCTGCCATGGTAGTCGAGACATACCCTCAGGTTCTTCGATTAGATATGAAGAGCCAATTCGGAAACTATTTCACAGTTATAGAGCGATTCGCTTCGAGTGAAGAATACGTCAAATATGTGGACTGGCAAATGATGTCAGGATACAAAGTAATTGGATCAACTCCATACGAAAAATTAAAGCAGAATCAAGATGATCAGGATTAAGAAAATGAATGTATACCAGCAATGTGCTGAGCGCCTAAATGCTAAGGGGATTAAACCCTTTAGCGCTAGGGAGTGGAACATAGGAATAGTCCAGCAGACTGTCTATGGAAAGTTAAATTATCCAGAAGTTTTAGAGGAAATTAAATCGATTTATAATGAGCACGGAATCAAAATTTAAAGTAGGGGATAGTGTTTATTTATATCCTATAGGATGGGGTATAATTGAAATAGTAAACGAATATGATTATAAAATTTATTTTCACGTTATTAATCAAAGCAGATTTATTAACGGAGAGATAAGAAATCTTTTATCATTCACTGAGTATAACATTGAAGGAATCTCTCGAGAGCGTCCAGAAGTGAAACCTAAGGAAGGCCAAATAGTTTGGGTTCGTGACTCTGAATATAGAGACTGGCAAATCTCTCATTTCGTTAATATGAATACAAGTTTAAATCACAAGTATTTTTGTTCGCATACTAACAACGATGAAAATATAGAAGGATTTATTTACCTTACTACAGAGAATCCACATGAAACAGCAGAAGATTAATTTTAACGACTGGATGGATCACATTGCTAACCAGCTCCAGGCAGACTATCGAAAACTTTACTATTCATCTAAATATCAAAACGATGCTAACATTTCAACAGTATCACGAGCGCAATCCTCAGATATACGAAGAGTTCAAGCGCTTCGCCTTTTTGCTGATCAATAGAGGTCACAAGAAAATAGGATCCAAGCAAGTATTTGAGCGGATCCGCTGGGAGTCAATGATCGAAAAGACAGAACGCTACAAGGTTAATAATAATTTTACTGTGGACTATGCCTACAAATTCGAATCAGACTTC